CGTAACAGTCTCCCAGAACTCCCTACCAATTGGACCCCCTGACGATCCTCCTGCTTCCCTGGAGCCTCCCCCACAAAGAGGATTTTCAGGTCGCCTCGTCCAGTAACAGGCATCTTGGGCGAGAAGCAGGACCTAGATAATCCACACTTGCCACATTTGGGGATTCCATGGCCCAAGGTCTCTGTAGTTTGCCACGATCCTAATCCAAAGAATCCAGACATAGATCCAATTACCCTATCTTCTGCTCTGACTCCGGCTCCGGCTCCAGCTCCGGCTCCAGCTCCGGCTCCGGCTCCGGCTCCAGCCCCAGCTCCGGCTCCCACTTCGGCTCCAGCTCCGACTCCCACTCCGGCTCCAGCTCCAGCTCCGGCTCCAAACCAGGCGAGGATCCACCATGCAGGGATTCATTTATCTCGGTCAATCGTTGCTATGATACGGCTGAAAAGGCAGTCATGCATAATATTGTCGACCCTAGTCCACCTCGAGGCAGACAACAAATTCCACGTTGTCTGTGGCGATCTTCATCTTCCTGTTACCAATCTGAACCTTCCTGCTCCTCTTTAGGATCTCGTCCAGAAATAACGGGTGAACGTCGAAGGCGAGGGTCGGGCCGTCATAGCGGATTCGCTTCTGCTCTCGATACCACCCAGATTCCTTACGACCAATTACCGAGATTAGACCTTTCTTGATTTCAACCCTGACCAGTGGATTGTCACCAGTCATGATTGTGGCCCTCCCCAGAATCTTGGACAGATTTGGTGGGAGTCTCACGTCCGAGGCCGTGGACAGCTTCAAGATCTTCTCAATGTGGGTTGGGTACTTGAGCGCATAACACCGACACACGATCTCGTGTCCTTCCTCGATCAGCCAGTGAATCCACCCCTCATTCGAGACAGCAGTCTTGAGGACGCCTAATCCGTCGAGCTTGGCTATAGATTCCCCGGGTACTGACACCTCTCGTGGGAATCCAGTTTGGCCCGAGTAGCGATAGAGCCGGTAGTTGTCACAAGCCTCTACTAGATCCTTGGTCACGTGCACCATGGTGGTAACAGGACTCGCCGAATTTCTCCCACACGTCTTAGCAGCCTGCTGTAGAGCGTCAGGGACTCCCTCCCGGATCTTCCGCCACTTCTTTGGGATTGGTATCTCGCCTAGAGGGAGAGACACCTCCGATACACAGGAGATTCCAGCTCTCCTCCTCTTTCCCTGGACCAGCACCTCTGATCCCTTCTTTCGTATGTCGATCTCCTCGTCTGGGTACTTAGCGAGTAATTTAATCAGATCGTCGGCGGGGACCACCGCATTCTCCAAATCCAAGGGGGATTTGGTCCTCACCAAGATCTCGCCGTCAAAGCTCGATATCGTCCCAGCACCAAACACTAAGCAATTGGATTGGTCTAAGATCTCGTGTCGCGTGACAGCTATTTGATTGACTTTCAGGGTACGCAAAAGCTCCTTACGATTGACTTGCACAGTGCTCCTCCAATGCGACCAGAGAGGACCCAACAACAGAGCCCCCTCTGGTCCATTCTTTATGGCGGGTCTCAGCCCAGGTAATTGATTGAATCCCCGTCGACTTCGACGATCCCAAGCGCAGTGAGGGCCTGAAGGCACTGGAACTGATACCACTTGGCAGAATTCTCGGTGGCGTCAATCGACGCAGCTCTGGTCCCCTGATCTGAATACTCGCGTAGCGCTCTGCTGAGAGCTGTGGATCGGCTCTTACTGCCACGGATTGCCCTTGCTGTGATCTCCATCCAAGTCTTTCTCTTGGATCCCTTCTTCTTCGTAGCCTTCTTGGCTGTCTTCTTCTTTGAGGTCTTCTTCTTCGCTGGAGTCTTCTTGGCTGTCTTCTTCGCTGGAGTCTTCTTGGCTGTCTTCTTGGCTGTCTTCTTCGCTGGAGTCTTCTTGGCTGTCTTCTTCGCTGTCTTCTTCGCTGGAGTCTTCTTGGCCTTCTTCTTGGCTGTCTTCTTCGCTGGAGTCTTCTTGGCTGTCTTCTTCTTCGCTGGAGTCTTCTTGGCTGTCTTCTTCTTCGCTGGAGTCTTCTTGGCTGTCTTCACTGAATTCTCCTTCTTTGTGGTCTTGACCTCCTCGTCCTCGTCGACCTCGTCGACCTCCTCGTCCTCCTCGTCGACCTCCTCGTCGACCTCCTCGTCGACCTCCTCGTCGACCTCCTCGTCGACCTCTTCCTCCTCGTCGACCTCTTCCTCCTCGTCGACCTCAAATCCCAAATCCGTGAGTAGGTCTATCTCTTCGTCCGAGAGATCGTCTGGAGGATCCACCTCCAGTAGAGATCTCTCCAGCTTAGCCTGTGCTCGCCTAGCAGAGATCCCATCCTTGTACCCGATTCCCAGCTTCTTCAGCAGTCCCAATACCAAATCACTTCGGTTCATTTCACTCCTTCTTCTCTCGTTGTTGATTTCGTCTCTCTCTACTTATATAGTTCCATTCCCCTGGTTAGAAAATCGGATTGTGCTGGATCTCTTATAAGACGTGGGATCTAGCCTAGAGCATAGAGCAGCAGAGAGCCCTCCCCAGTGCGGGACATTGGGCGATCCAGAGACACTGATTCGCTCTGTAGGGGGACTCTCTCAACACAATCCAATTCAAACGCATCACCTCTAGATTCTTCTCACGGGGTGTCTGATTCAGTCCGAGCATTCCTGTGACATGAGCCATTTTCCTCTTGTCTTCCGAGAAGTTGCTCATGTCTTGCGTCTCCTTCCCGTAGCTCCCTGCGTCCGCTTGCGTAGGGGCAATCACTAGGACGTGTTTTTCTTGGCTGAGTCGGCGTAGAGCCTTCCACGTGTCGTTAACCTGCTCTCTCTCTCCCTTCTTTGGATCTTCTGGGGCCAGGATATCGGCGTAGTCGATTAGGATCACGTCAGGGATAAATCCGTCCTCTACTTCCCACTTCTCTAGGATTCCCTCGATCTCACGTACGTTGATTGAAGAATTCGGGTGAACAGATACCCGACAGTAGCTCTCGGTTTTTGAGAGGCCGTGTGTCCTGACGAATTTACGGACAGCTCTCAAGCAAGCTACTCTGGAGATCGTGTGCGGTCTATACTTCTCCCTGGTCTTCAGAACTACTGGTCGATCTTCCTGATCACTACCATTGTTGATCCGCATTCGGTATGGGATCTCGATAGTCCCACATTGGCTTCTCCAGATTGGACGGCCAGAGACGCGCATTCCAAGGCGCCGAATGAATTGAGCCTCAGACAGATCACCAACCTCGAAGAATGCCACCCTGCGCCTCTGACGGAGAGCTTGGTAGGCGATTTCAAGGCAGAACGCTGTTTTGCCTCGCTTCTCGGGTCCTTGGATTGCGATCAAAGCGTCTCGGGTCATAGCCGAATCTAGAAATTTCCCGGCCAGTCCGGGGAACTGAATCACAGGCTTGGCTGGATCCTGAAAAGCCCTCTGCCAGACCCCTCTATCGGTCAGAGGATCCACACCAACTCCCTGACCTACTTGGGTGGAGTGGTAGCCCAGGACAGAATCCTCTGCAGCCTCTCTATCTCCCTGAGTGAGGTGGTAGCTTAGATCGTCGCGCAACTTGGTGAGTTTTTGCTTGGTGATCCAATTCCCTAACTGGTCCAGCAAGTACGGGACATTGACCCCATTCTCGGAGTACTCCCCAGAGAGACTCGAAAGCAAATCATGTACGGAATCTACTAACCCCTCGTCGTCGTTGTCCTCTGACCATGACTGGTAGATCGATTCGATTTGTTGACCTGGAGCCTCCCGGTACTCTCGGTGGTAATCCAGACACCACTCTGCTACCTGTCTCAGGTGGCTAGATCTGATCAGCCTTGGGTCGAGGTGCAGAGACGCCTGCGAGGCGAACTCTGAACTGGTGATTAGAGCGGTGATCAACCGCTTTTCGAGACCACTTTCTACCTTCTGTCGTCTCACAGATCTTCCTCTCATTCTTCCAGGCTCGAGAAACGCACGGAGCGTTTGTGTGTGCAACGATCTCAGTGATACATGGCATATCAGTCAAGCCAACAAAAACAGGCTCGTACAGGGCAGCTATGGCAGCCCAATCCTAGCCAAGGTCTTCTTGCAACACTTCCCGTCGACGTTTTGGCGCAGAATCTTTCTGGAGTATCGCAGGAAGTGCTTTCCATGGGGTGGCATGAACTCTTGTAGACTCCCACCCCATTGGCTCCAGCTGGAGACTTGCTTGGCAATCCAATCTAGATACCAGTCCTGTCGCCAGTATGGCAGGCAACTAGCTAAGAAGGTCTCGGCGTCAAATCTCAGGGCATAGTTGCCGTTCTTCCCAGACTCCTTTCGCAACTGCTCGCGCATGGCGTCCTCAGCGTCACACGACCATGCGCTTACCGATTGGAGGAGGAGTGGCAGATCTTCTGTCCCTTCGTGTACTCCCCATGTTTCTCTCCAACGCTGTTTGGTCCACTCTAGAGATTTCTTCTGAGCTTTGGTGAGCTGTACCTCCTCGTGTTTGGGCCTGGCAATTCCTTCCAATCTGCTCTTGGCATCTTCAATAGCCAGGAATTTGTTCCTGAAGGATTTTCCACTGTAGGCGATTGGCAGATACTTGGAGTTGTCTTGAATCAGATCATTTTCGAAAGCTTGGCAGTACCAGTCCAAAACCCTCTTGATTCTCCTGACGTCTAGTTGGTCCTTTGTGTGGAGCTTCCGGATCTCGGAAGCCCACCCCACTACCTTGGAATTCTGATTGATCTTTCGTACTCGGCCAACTGCGTCTGCTAGCTTCTTGGCGTATCTCTCCCACCTCTTCTCCAGCTCTGGGGTCTTGGGAGTGCCTTTCTCACACCTAAAACCATGATATGAAGTCTTCTCTAAGGTCTTCTCCTGCTCCTTATAATGGTTGGTCCCTTTTGGCCCATCCAGTTGGTCCCTTTCGGCACTATCAAGTTGGTCCCTTTTGGCCCATCTTGTTTGGCCCGTTTTGGCTGAAATTGACGGGTGCTTCTCCCTCCACTCCGCCAAGAATTCCACGAGTAAATCCCAGTCGATTGAATACCACGTTTTGGCCGGGATCCCTCTTCTGGATACGGTCAGGAAAGGGACGTCTTTGATCTTTTTCTTGGCTATTTTCAGTTCCTTCCTGTGGATTCCAGTCTCCTCCCTGATCTGATCGTCCGTTTTCCAGATCTCGTCTGTGTCGACAGCCGAGAGCCAGAACATGATCTGAGAGAGCACGAGCCCTCCCTTTATCGATCCTGTGATTTCAGCGTAGATTGGATAGAAGACTATGGGCCTCTCGTTCAGGGCGCGCATGCATGATTTGATTGCCCCTCTCTTCTGCTCATTCATGAGTGTCTCTGGTCCTCCTGCCCACTGGTCTGCGATCGTTTGATCGAGGTCTGCCAGGACTCGGTCTCTCGAGCACAGCCTTGGTGCGGAGGGCAGACGGTCGGATATACCAGCGGTGTCCTCGCTTGACAGCACGAATTCTGCCGATCTTCACGTAATGCCAGGCTATCTGATATGAGCATCCCAATACTTCAGCAGCTTCTGAAATCGTCACTCTTCCTCCTTTGGGCCAACAAGGGACGAGCAAGATAGCACACAAGACTAGTCCTGTCTATTGAATATTAGAGCGCCCATAAGACTCTTAGCCTCTAAGGGTTCCAAGTCTCCAGGATCACACGGCATGTCGTCCACCAGCTCTGTCGACCCTGGGTAGGCTGATAGCCACTCAGCTAGACGTCTGGCTGATCTTTGTGCATTCTGGTCTGGATCGTAGCAGACAAATCTATGCTTGAATTGTCGAATCAGATTGGCTTGTGTCACCGTCCAATCTATTCCCAAGGTGGCTACTGATCCTGGTCCCAGTCTCCAGACGTCTGCAGGACCCTCGACCACTACGATCGAATCACCTGGCACGTTATGAATGCCATAGAGGAATCCGTTCGGATCCTCTGCGCAGTCTTGTTTATCCGTGATTCGGTATTTGGGTTTTGCCCGTGAGCTGATTGATCGGCCGATATGGGCGACTGGAACACCGAACCGATTGCAGATCGTGCCGACGACTCGCCAATTCCATTTCCCGCTAAGGTGTCGTGTGCCTTCTAGCCCCCACTCCCTCTCGATCTCTCGAGATCTGAATCCCCGACGTCTCAGATAGGATCTGTGTTGATGAGATAGAGATTCGAGGTGGGGAGGTGGGACGAGGACAGATCTGTGTCGTCTGGTCCGGGGGATTCCTGGAGAGTCCATTTGGTACTTCTGCAGGACTTTGTAAATCTTCGATCGGTCAGAGGTCCGCAGGATTTCTCCAAGGTAGGACCAGACACTGTGCCCTCCGCACCTCCAGCAGTTGAAATAGCCACTCTCGAGAGAGAATCCAAGGTGGAAGCCAGATACGCCACCAGCACAGAAGGGACAATGCAATTGAATCCAACCCTCGTGACAGTGGTGGTGTCCGCTGTCGATCGAATCCATATGGTGCTCTTGTGCGAATCGGACGATATCAAACACAGACTATCTCAACAGATCTAGGTAAGACTGAGAGGGACCTAGAATCTGATCACACACCTCTCGTTTCTTTTCCTGAATCTCCATAATCCTCTCTTCAATCGTGTTGGATCCCACAAGGTAGTAGCAGTCCACAGAATCGGCAGTCTGTCCGATCCTCAAGGATCGGTCCTCTGCTTGGTCGTGATCTGCTGGTACCCAGCCGATCTCCAGGAATAGAATCGTAGAAGCTGCTGTGAGATTTAGTCCGTGACCAGCTGCTTGCAACTGGCCAAGGAAGATCCTGCAATCGGGATCGGTTTGGAATCGATCCACTAGCCGCATTCTCTGATCTGTTCTCACCGACCCGTCCACCTTTACACTGATCTTCCGGAACACAGAATAGACGTGGTCTAGCACGTCTGTGTGAATCCCGAAGATTAGAAGCTTGTCCTCTGTGGCGTCTATCCAGTCGTTGATCAATCGAGCAGCCATGCGCAATTTCCCCACAGCTGCTAGGTGCTTGAGTTTGCCTAGACGAACCAAAGCTATTGCACCCTTGGCCTTCTTGACTGCCTTTTCGCCTCCTTGTTCTCTGATCCAATTTACTATGTCGTCTTGTGCCTTGGTGTACTCTGCTTGATTGTCGATCTCGACCGGAATCGTGATTCTTCTTTTGGGTGGCAGGTGGGGGAGGACCTCTCGCTTTGTTCTCCGAATCATGATCCCCTGCAAGCGGTCTTGCAGCTCCTCTAGATTGGAGGATCCAGAAAAGTCCCAATGGCCACCGAATCCCTTCTTTGGATCGCAGTAGCGAAATGCAAATCTCCAGAATGATTTGAACTCTCGAGGTCGAATCATTTCTAGGACGGGGTATAGCTCTGAAGGTTTGTTGAGGACAGGAGTACCGGATAGAGCAATCACGTGTTGGCTAGCCTTGGCTAATCGTCTGCATGCTTTGGTTCTCTTCGCCTTCCTGTTTTTTGCTTTGTGGCATTCGTCGATAACGAGGCCAGCGGGCTTTGTCTCCAAGAGGACGCCCAGCCACGAATTTAGAATGTCGTAGTTGACGATCAGGAAGGGGGAGGAGACGTGTTTGGGTCTCCTCCCATTTAACACCACTGAATCCAACCCGAACAACTTTCGAAGCTCTCTCTGCCAGTTCAGCTTTAGTGACGCTGGGCAGACTACGACCACGGGTCTGATTTCTGGGTGGACAGCGAACCACCCAGCAGCCTGCAGCGTCTTCCCCAGACCCATGTCGTCACCAATCAGAACTCTCCCGAGGTTCCGTTCGACGAATCGCACTCCCCGTACTTGGTACCGGTACGGATCGACTCTCAGAATGGATCGGAGCTGGGATCCGATAGACATTTCTCTCTACTCCAACCGATACACGGAACAACCAGCTCTGGCGAATTGGTAGTAGGGATCGAGTGCATGGTGCTCGCAAAAGAAGCGGACCTCTAATGGATGATCGATTCGATAGGTGGCGTCCTCCTCGCAGTTCCCATATTCGCACTCTCCGTCGTGCTTGTGACAAGTGGGACAGTATAGATTCCCGTGCAGCTCACACACTCGTAAGCACTCGGGGCAGTATTCCTCATGACGTGAGGACATTGGATCTCACCTCCTCCCAGATCTGATTCGCATCTCCAGCAGACCAACCCCAATGGTTGATCGCGTACTGTTTCGCCATTCTTCTAACTCGCACGGGAGCGCGAGGGGAGAATTCCTCCGCTATCTCTTCGGGAGTCTCTAGCAGAATACCCACCAAGGCTCTCGCCTCCTCACTGATCTCCGACCATAGACTGTCTAGCCAAGAATCCCGACTCTCCAGACGATCTAGATCTGAATCTGGGATCTCTCTCTTGGTCCTTTTGATCTCCGACCACAAAGCACTCTGAATCCTCCCCCAGAGATACGTGGACAACCGACACCTACCAGGGTCGTAGCGATTTTCGCATAGTGTCACCACCAGGCTGTGTTCAGCTACCTCTAGCAGATCCGAGTAGGATCTCCCGTAGGCTCTGGCGAATCTCCGAGCCAAACAGCGAGCGATCCCCAAATGATCTCGATACAGACTCTCGTTCCCGCTTGCGGCGTTCTCTGGGATCGATTTGTTTCGGCCAGACACAACACCTACTCCTCCCCCTGTGGAAACGTGAACTTGATCCTCGTGAACTCGATCCTCACGGGTTTGGGTCTCGGAGGATCAAACCACTTGGCGGCGGCGGCAGCTTCCGCTTTGGTCCTATGCAGCTGCACCTCGTGGAATTCGTCGATGTAAGGTATGCCGTTTGGCATGCACAAAACCCACCAGTTCAAGCGCTCTTCGTCCATAGAATCATTCATTGCCACTCCTTTTCTGATTAGAATCTCGATCCTATTCTAGACGAACAGACCGTGGTGATCCATAAAATTTTAGGGATTCTCCCACCCACAACCTGCTCGACACTGTAGACCGTGGGTCTTTGCCGTCCTTCCCACGCCGCCAGACCAGAGACAGGCACTACACTGAGGGCAGCGACCATTCCTCTGCCCAGCTCTCTCACAGGACTGGCACTCTACAACTGACGTGAAGACAGTCTCCTCCCCTGTCCTTCCGCAGCTCTTGCAGATCAGTAGCCGATTAGGACGTACAGCCTGCCCAGCGCAGAACGAGCACTGAGTAGACGCGCCACGAATCAGGGAGTAGATCACTACTGCTTGGGGTACTCCACAATCGCAAACGCAATCCACGTAGCGGTGCATTCTCCCAACGATCCGAAATCCGACGGACACCACAGTCCAACTCCCCCAACGACTCCCGATAGGTGGGTCGTGTCTGGGTGTGCGTGTTACTTTGGGAGTGTAGCGCGCAAGACTGTCCCCTCTAGTCCTTGGGGTCCCCAGAGGGAGTACACCTCTCTTCAGCCTCCCGTCTCTACTTGTCCTAGCCATTGTGTATTCTCCAGGTCCAGAGTTCAGAGGGAGCATAATACAAAACAAACACGACAGGTCAACTGCGTTTTTGAGAGAGAAAGGAAATCCCCATGAAGATTATTTTGGATATGGACACGGAGTCTGGTCAATTGATCCCTATCTTTGGCATGAAGACACACGATCCAGTGGAGCTAGATCCAATGTTCTGGCTAGTCATGTCATGGCGTCAACAGAGGGCAAAAGACATAGTGCCAGCTCTAGTCAAATGCGTGCAACTCGTTCGTGATTACGGGGCCGGGAATCTATCGAAGGGTGAGAAGGAAAAAGCTAAGAATGCGGAGGAATTGGTCACGGAATTCCTCGTCCAGTGCGCAACGCACCCCAATGCTATTGTGTCTGTCAAGGTCCTAGAGGGTGATCATGAGGTCATGGAGGATTGTGATTATTGTGATTGGCAAGCAGTCAACAAATCCCAGGGAGGATCACCAATCCTAGAAAGCTCAGGAAGCTAGGGGTACCCTGTACCAGGGTACCCCTAAAAAGCCCCAGGGAGGATTAGATTTAGTGGCCAAGCAAAGGACCAGTAGGAATCACAATATCAAGAGGAATAAGTACGCAATCAAGAAGGTAAGGAAGCCCAAGGTATCACTATCCAAACCGAGGGTAATGAAGGCCATTCCAGGATCAGGGGGCAGGATCTCCACCATGGCACACAAGCTGGGGACCACGTACAAATCTCTCCATAGGGCACTAAGGAGACCAGCCTGGGAAGACGTCAGAGAGGCTATCCACGAGGAGAAGGAGAGACTAGCAGACGTTGCTGAGTTCACGATCGACGAAATGATCTCCCAGAGGCTAGATTTTCGTGTAGCTGCCAGTACAGCACGGTGGTACTTGGAACGGCTGCATTCTGATAGGGGCTACCAGGAGCGCAAGAACGTGACTCTGGAGGGCGGAGAACACCCGATTCGGGTTGAACAGAAGAGTCTGATAGCAGTGGCCAATCTGCCCCTGAATCTGCGTGTGCAATTGCTAGAGGAGCTGGATTCACGTGTCGAAGAAGAAGAGTAAAGACGAACACACGGATCGGAAGATCAGGGAGTATCAGAATCCCAATTCTGGCTCCACGATCAATAAGTGCGTGATATGTCGGAGGAGAATTAAACCGATTCGACCATGGGATCAGGGAGGCTGTGAGATCTGTACTAATTGTATCCAGGGGGTGAGGGCTCGGTATCAGTGGGCTAGAGCCAAAAAGAGGAATCAACTACGCACTCTAGCCAGGGACAGCGTAGACAGGACTGATTACCACAAGGAAGCCCACAGAGTCCAAGGATTGGACGATCTGTTTTCCGCCCTGAAATCCAAACGAATCTACTAATGCACTATGATCCCATAGAGCTTGAATCTAGCGTCTGTCGAGACAGTCTATGGCAATTCGTGCGTAGGTTTTGGCCCACAGTGATCCCGGAGAATCTAATCTACAATTGGCATATGGAGGCTCTGTGCAACGTTCTCCAGGAGGCTGCTGAGAGGGTCTTCCAAGGAGAGAGGAGGAGGCATGATTTGGTGGTCAACATTCCTCCTGGTACATCCAAGTCGTCGATTGTCTCTGTCTTCTTTCCCGCGTGGTGTTGGATTCGAATGCCGTCCTGCAAGACAATCTGTACCTCCTACTCCTATCACCTAGCTATGGATCTCTCTCGCAAGAGCAGAGACGTGGTGCAGAGTGACAAATGGATCAGGCTGTTCGGGGATATCCAGCTCAGGGAGGACCAGAATACAAAGGGGTACTTTGCGAATGCTCATGGCGGATCTAGGTACGCAGTGGGCACCAATGGAACTGTGACCGGATTCCATGGGCACTTTTTGATTATCGACGATCCTATAGACCCTCACGGGGTGATTTCAAAGCCGGTACTCGACACAGCAAATAGATTCACAACTGAGACGCTAGCCACCAGGAAGATTGACAAGGCGATCACAGTTACGATCCTGGTAATGCAACGACTCCACCAATCAGATCCAGCTGCAGAAATGCTCAAGCGAGGCAAGACAGGAGGGGGAGACGTTTGGCATATCAATCTGCCAGCTGAGATCCTGGAGGGGAGAGAGGAGGACGTCAGACCACAGGATTACCTTAGTCACTACCAAGACGGTTTGCTGGATCCAGCCAGACTCCCTCGAGAGGTCCTCAAGCAAATGGAAATCAACATGGGGCCATTTGCTTACGCTGGGCAAATGCTGCAGACCCCGGTACCCCGTGGTGGAGGCATGTTCTCCACCGAGAAGATTGAGATCGTCGATCCTCCAGTTCGATTCAAGAGGAGGATTAGGTACTGGGACAAAGCTGGATCTAAGGACACTGGGGCATATACAGTTGGTGCTCTGATTGGATTGGACATGACGGGGAGGTATTGGATCCTGGACGTGGTGAGAGGACAGTGGGAGGTCCACGCCAGGGAAGCCAAGATCCTACAGACAGCACAAGCAGACGGGGCAGACGTTGAGATAGGGGTAGAGCAGGAGCCCGGATCTGGTGGCAAGGATTCAATGACACTCACTATCCAGAATCTAGCGGGATTCCGTGTCAAGGCTGATCGACCGACAGGGGACAAGATCCTCCGAGCGGAGCCATTCGCCGGCCAAGTGAACGGAGGCAACGTCTACATGGCTCCTGGTCTTTGGAATCGATTCTATCTGGACGAGCTGCAGTACTTCCCCCACTCAGCCACTAAGGATCAGGTGGACGCGTCGAGTGGTGGATTCAATCTACTCACCAAGATCAGAACGAGAGTGGGTGGTTTGTGTTTGAGATAGACATGGATCAAAAGAGAGCTGTGTTTCTAATGCAGGAATACGCCAAATTCATGGGGATCGAATCACGATTCCTGTCAACACATGAGGTCCTCACGAGTCTAGAGGATCCAGAGATTCAAGACCTACTCGGGTCGGAGGTGGCAGCAATGTATCGAGCAGCAGCAGAAGCATTGAGGTAGACGCCATGAACAACACCACTCCTACTTTCCAATCAGTCATAGACAGACTGGATCCGACAGCTAGACACTTGATCGAGAATTCACTGATCTCGAGGTCCACTCTCCTGACTGAGTTATTCGATTCCAGAAGGGATATCGATATCGAATGTGGCTATCCGAAGGACATAACGGCAGCCATGTTTCGATACCTATACGACAGGGAGGGAATTGGACACAGGGTTGTTTCTGTCATGCCGGAGGAGTGCTGGTCTCATGATCCAGAGGTGCGTGAGAATGAGGATCCAGAGGAGACGCCATTTGAAGAGGCGTGGAATGTCTTGCAGAGCAAAAAGAATCTCTGGCACTATCTCCACAGGGTAGACGAGCTGTCAGGGATCGGCAGATTTGGAGTCTTGCTACTGGGGCTCTCTGACGGATTGGATCTATCGGAGCCTGTTGCAGGAATCAACGAGCGTGGAGAGAAGGTAGAGGGCCCAGAGGGGCTGCAGGTGCTCTACGTTCGGGCCTTCGACGAATCGGTGGCCACAGTGGACAGACGGGAGGTAGACGAACGCAACCCAAGATTCGGACAACCTACCCAGTACACTCTCACCTTCCGCGATATGGAGGAGGGAGGAGGATCAGCGACCCACATTACCCGGAGGGTCCACTGGTCCAGAGTGATCCATGTAGCGGACAACAGACAGACGTCAGAGATCTACGGCACTCCTCGAATGCAGGTGGTCTACAATCGGATCTACGACATTCGGAAGATCCTGAGCGGGTCCGGTGAAATGTTTTGGAAGGGAGCATTCCCTGGCTACTCATTCGAGGTGAATCCAGACATTGTGGATCCGACTTTGGACACAGACACCCTGAGAGACGAGCTAGCCAATTGGGCGAATGGATTGCAAAGGTACTTCGCTGTCCAGGGTGTATCCGCCAAGAGTCTAGCTCCTCAAGTAGCGGATCCAAGCAACCACATAGAGGCACAGCTAGAGAATATTGCGATCACGCTCGGGATTCCTAAGAGAATCCTATTCGGGTCGGAGCAGGCAAAGCTGGCCTCCTCTCAGGACGTGAGGACGTGGAATCGTAGACTGTGGAGGAGACAGACCAAGTATCTCACGCCCATGTTGATCAGCCCACTGGTGGAGCGTCTGATCTATATAGGAGTACTGCCAGAGCCAGCAGACGGACCAGACGCTTACGAGGTTGTATGGCCTGATCTCAACACTCTGTCCGACGAGGAGTGGGCAATCGTAGCTGAGAGGACGGCCAAGACTCTTGCCACGTACATTCAAGCCGGGGTCGATCAGGTGGTTCCTCCTGCCGAATTCCTGTCTATGATCATGGGCAGGGACGTTGAGGAGGTAAAGCAAATCATGAAGGCTGCCAAAGCCTACGCGTTTGGGGAGGACGACGCAGAAGACGAGGAGGAGTAATGTCAGGGGTAGAGGGAGTTTGGTTAGATCTGATTCGACACACCAAACCCGAGACAGTCCTGGATATTGGGTGTAGGGATCTGAGGTCCACCAGAGCCATAGCGGATCTGATTGGAGAAGGATACAGAGGGGTGGACGTTGACGCGGAGGCGATAGCCAGAGCTGGAGACTCGAGGTGTTTTGCTGTTGGTCGCAAGGATTTCGGTCTGTCTTTGGGCATGCAATTCGACATGATTCTGCTCTCCTGTGTCGTCTACCACCTCACCAATGATTTGGTGACTCTGCTTTTTATGGCTCTTCCGGAGCTGCTGACGAAGGACGGAATCGCCTGGCTGAACGTCAACACTGTGATCCCGGAGGCGTCGTGGAATGGATTGCCATTCGTCAGGAGGTCCGTCGGATTCTACAAGGGACTAGCAGAGTTCAATCAGCTTAGGCTGAATGACGTTGGGTGTCTTTCTGATTGGGGGTACACGCTGTCCAGGAGTACAGCCAGCAATCGTTTGCTGATTGTGAGGAGGAAGGTGTGAGTGTCATTTGGATCACAGGCTATCCGGGGTCTGGCAAGACGACCTTAGCGAAACGTTTGTCTTTGGACGTCTATCGCATTGTGATTCTGGACGGGGACGAATTGCGAGAGTGTTGGGGGAATCTTGGATTCTCTGCGACGGATAGATTTGCTCAAGCTCTCAGAGCTGCGCATTTGGCCAAGATCCTAGCTAGACAGGGGGAGATCCCTGTAGTGTCTCTGGTCTCACCGGACGCTGCAGCCAGGAGGACAGCCAGTGAGATCATAGGACCAATCGGATTGATCATGGTCCACCTCGCAACGCCTCTCGAGGAGTGCAAGAGGCGGAAGCCAAGCGTCTACGAGAATCCTCCATACGCAATAGAGAATGTCTACGAGCCACCACAGTACCCTGACGTGCGTCTGTCTGGGTGTGAGAGTGTTGGGGAAGCTTCCAGGCGGATTTGGCGATACATGTCTGGTCTCGAGGAAGACGAGTAATGCCACTGCGATCTGATCCGACCAGGACCACAATGCTGCGTCGTCAATTTGTGGCTGACATGCGACGTCGATTCAAGTCGATCGCTAAGAGCGTTAGAGAGCTGGTTGTAGATCTTGACGTGTTCGGGTTGAGTGGTCCTGTGTCCTTTCTCCAGGCGGTGTCTCCTGGGGTTTGGAGATTCAGGACCGACCCACAGAAGGTCCAGGCTTTTAGGGATTGGCTGCAGGAACAAGTAGACCGGAAGATCCTCACGGTAGACCACACAGGCAAGCCATGGACCGCTTCCTATATCGACAGCGCATACCGGAAGGGAGTAGTCCGAGCATTTGAGGACGTGCGGAAGGAGGCTCTGTCGGAGGGCGCAGATTTCTACGCGGGCACCAAGGAGGAATTTCTGCGATCTGCTTTCGCGCAGCCAGAACGGCTCTCCAAGATTGAGTTGCTGGCTACCAGAGCGTTTGAGGATCTACGTGGTGTTGGATCTACTATGGGCCAGCAGCTCTCGAGAGAGCTGGCGTCTGGTTTGGCTCACGGTCTGAATCCCATGACGATTGCTAAGGGCATGACAGAGCGGATTGGCAATCTGACCAGGACGAGAGCGGAGCTGATTGCGCAAACGGAGATCATAGCGGCACACGCGGAAGGGCAATTAGATTCGTTCCAGGATCTTGGAGTAGAGGAGGTGGGGGTTTTGGCAGAGTGGAGTACAGCAGGAGACGACAGAGTGTGTGAGCGGTGCGGGGCAATGGAGGGTCAGCTTCTCACTATCGAGGAAGCTAGAGGAATGATTCCAATCCACCCAAGATGCCGTTGCACATGGATACCCTCTACAGTGGCACGAGCCAAGGACCGCAAGAAGAATTTGCTGGCAGCTGTGAAGGGATCGATCAGAGCCGAACGCAAGAAGGGATCTCTGAAACAAGCAATAGCCAAGTCCACATGGGCTGGCAAGAATCTGTTATAGGGGAGGACTGATTGTGGGAGAGACGAAGGAAGATTTGAAGGTGTTGGAGGGAGACAACGAAGAGCTGAAGCCTATAGAGGCTCTGCATATCGGTTTTGTAAATCTGTGCGAGCAGTACAAGAACATGGGGGATCAGCTAATGTTCCTGGGCAACGTCCTCCACATGGTCACGCAGCAACTACCAGAGGAGGACAGCTTGCGAGTCGAGGTAGTCCAGAAAGGATCTCCAGCATTCCAAGAACTCAAGCGAGACAAATTCATGATCAAACATGGTATTGGTAGGGGCAGGAAGGGGAGGAGCCTGTGAATGAGTACGATCGAGGCAGGAAACAGAAGGCTCAAATGATCTGGATTGAGAGCATGTTGGCCACTGTGCAAGTAAAGCGGTGGTATGGTTCTCTGATTCTGAAAGTAGAGGACGGCATGATTCGAAGGGTGGTCAAAGAGGAGTCAATAATGCCCCCGTCCGACAGAGTGGGCAAGGGGAATCTTGCACGGAGTGGGAGGTCTCGGGTATAGTAGAAGATTGACGTATCGAATATCTGGTAGGTACCTCACAAGAGGGCTCGGTTTTCGGGCCCTCTTTTCTTTTTGGGGGGAGGAATGGGAAGACAGGCAGCATTACTAGTTACAAATGAGGATCAAACGGAGAACGCAGTCTGGTCCACCAAGTACGTCAATGATCTGCCGGATTCTGCCTTTCTCCATGTCGAGTCTGGTGGCAAGAAGGACGAGGAAGGTAAGACCACTCCCAGGACCCTACGTCACTTCCCCTACAAGGATCAGAATGGAGAGGTGGACCTCCCGCACCTCAGGAATGCACTAGCCAGGATTCCTCAGTCGAGTCTGTCTCAGGCCGTGAAGGACAAGACCACAGCGAAGGCAGAGAAGATCCTCGAGGAACAAAAGAAGAAGGCCACAACTAATCAATTCTGCGTGGTCACTCTAAATTTGCAGGGAGCCAAGATCAGCTACAGGAAGCTCCAAGGCAATCAGTACTTGGTCGTGCCTATGGTCATGCTGGTAGAGGGAGTCCATGCAGGATCGAATGGCCCTCTGCTCTATCTTGGAGAGGACCTCTCCAAGACTCCAGAGATTTGGAATCACAAACCTGTAGTGGTCTACCACCCCCAAGACAATGGGGTGGGGATTTCTGCGTGCTCTCCTGACGTCCTCGAGGCTCAGGGCGTAGGAATGATCATGGGAGCCAAGTACGAAGGAGGGAAGCTCAAAGCAGAAGCATGGCTTGAAGAGGATCGCCTGGAGAAGGTAGACGATAGGGTTTTGGAGGCTCTCCGAAACGGAGAAATGATCGAGCTATCTACGGGTCTCTACACAGACGTGGAGTCCACAGAGGGGGATTGGAATGGTGAGAAGTATGTAGCGATAGCCCGAAACTATCGACCAGACCACTTGGCAATCCTCCCTGACTTGGTGGGGGCGTGCTCGATCGCTAAGGGTGGTGGGCTGCTCCGCAATGAGCAATCACACGACACGATCAGGGCGGACCTCTGCAGGGTTTTGCAGGACGAGCTGAATCACAATGATTGGTGGATTGACGCGGTTTTCTCTGACTTCGTGGTCTACTGCTCAAGCAACAAACTATACAAGCGTGGGTATTCGTCCACCGACACGGGGGTCTCTCTATTGGAGGGGGACCCGGTGGAGGTGGTGAGGGTGACTGAGTACCGTTCGGTGGACGGTCAGTACATAGGCAATGTGGAGGAGAGATCAGGCATGGACAAGGAGTTGTTTGTGGGCGATCTGATCTTGAATGGGGCATGGGAGGAGTCGGATCGACCCTTCCTCATGTCTCTGGAAGAGGATCAGCTGAAGAAGATCGGCCCCAAGAAGGATCCGACCGTGAACGAGGAACCTAAGACCAAGGACGAGGATCTGCCCAAGGAGGATCCAGTAGCCAACAAGAGACCGAAGGAGGAATCAGTGAATAAGAGTCTCACGGTGGCGGACTACATTGCCAATGCGCCAGACGGAATTCGGGACATGCTGGCGTCTGGCCTCAGGGCTCACGAGGCAGAGAGGATTCGTCTGTCTGCTGTGATCAGCGCGAACGAGAAGAACACGTTCACGTCGGAGCAGCTTGAGGGCATGAATCTGGAGACTCTCCAGGCAGTGGCCAATCTGGCTCGCGGTAAGCAGGAACAGGAGGAGAGCCTGTCTGTTCCTTCGTTCGCGGGACTGGCAGACGCTCTCATGGGGAATCGGGGCGACACTAAGATCGAGCCTCTGAATCCTCCGGTCATGAACTTTGAAACGGCTGCCAAGTAGGAAAGGAGGCAAGCTGTGGCTGACAATCAGATTCAACTGAGTGGCGATTACATTCGGGAGGAGGCTCTAGCTTCCGGGACCGTCTCTCCGGGAATGCTCTTGGAGCTGACCAGTGCCACGGCAGACACCGTGAAGGCTCATGCCACGCAGGGTGGAGAGCATGAACGGGCGTTTGCGGTGGAGGACAGCCTCCAGGGCAATGAGATAACGGACGATTACGCGAATGGAGCCCTGGTCCAGTACAACATTGTGCAGCCTGGTGCACGAGTCCAGGCTTTGCTCAAAGCTGGCGAGAGTGTCACCAAGGGTGACACTCTGATCAGTGGCGGGGACGGGACCTTGATAGGTGATACGGGCAGTCCAGTTCAGAAGACTGCCATTGCTTTGGAGACCTTGGACCTGTCTGCTTCGGGCTCGTCCAACACGCTAATGGACGTTCGAGTCCTGTAGGAAGGGAGCAGAACCATGGATTACATTCTGAACGGACAGGGAATGGGTGACGTCGCCTCGACGTTGATTCGGAACGGCATGGACCCTGGAGTCCTCCGGCCATTTGAGGCACAGGACGGTAGGACGTACGTGACGCGCAACGGGATTGCAGTTCCGGTACTGAATGCTACTGCGAGCCTCAGAAGGGACGACTGGATTCAGATCGATCGGTCTGTGATCAAGGCTGCGCAACCTCGATTGAAGGCTGTGAGCGATCTTCGATCCCGTGGTCTCGAGTACACAATCCCCAATGGTATGGGGAGGATAACTCTTGATCACGAGAAGATGGGCGACATTTCCGACGCGGCAATCAGCATGGACGGCATGCGAGAATCGAAGTCGGATCAGCCTCAATTCGATCTGTCGAGTATTCCTCTTCCGATCATCCACAAGGACTTCCAATTGTCGGCGCGACAGGTCATGGCCTCGCGCAACGGTGGCAGTCCTTTGGATACGACGGGAGCGGAGTTGGCTGGTCGGAAGGTGGCAGAAAGTGCGGAGAAGCTGTTGATCGGTGCTCTCAGCACGTACACCTTTGGCGGAGGTACGATCTACGGCTACAAGAATTTCGCCAGTGCTTTGACCCGGACGATTACGTCTCCGACGGCATCTGGCTGGTCGGCTGCCACGACCCTGACCGAGGTCCTGCAAATGAGGCAGGACGCTTACGACGCGTATCACTACGGTCCGTTCGTGCTGTACGCGAGTCCTGCGTGGGATGTGTACATGGATGCAGATTACTCCACTCAGTATCCAGGAGTGACCTTGCGCCAACGGATCCAGAATGTGGAGGGAATCGAGGTTTGCAGGACTCTGGATTACCAGGGGACTGGCTACACCTTGATCCTCGTGCAGATGACCTCAGACGTCGCGCGCATGCTGATTGGTATGGAGATCCAGACCGTCCAGTGGGAGTCCAAGGGTGGAATGCAGCTCAATTTTAAGGTGATGGGCATTCTGGTGCCTCACCTGCGAGCTGATATCAACGGCAACACTGGGATTGTTTACGGGAGCACTGCGTAGGCTAGACAAGGATCCCCAGGGTTGAGACCTCCCCACTCAACCCTGGGGTGTCTTGTATGGGGAGAGGGAAGGACACGTGTGAAATTCAAGGTGTTGGGCCCAAAGCATAGTCAGTACGGTAAGACCTACAAGACGGGTGACATTATTCTGACCGGTATGGATCTGGAGAAGATGTTCGGCAAGAACAGATTCGCCAGGGTAGATTTGATACCTGATCCGAATCCTGATCCGGTGTTCGTGACCACTACTCCGGTCAAACCAGAGCCCGAGAAGATCAAACCAGAGCCCGAGAAGAAAGAATCCAAGACTGTGAAGGGGAAGGGGACTCTCTGCACGGCGAGTTTTCCTCTGGCTGTAGAGGAGTGTTTTTGCGTGTACAGGAGAGGTGGTTGGTACCACGTTTTCGAGGACGAGCATTCTGATTCTCCGCTGAACGAGAAGGGGATCAAGAAGGCTCATGTGGACGCATTCATAAGGGAGTACCTTGAGGGGTAAGCTCCCTACGTTTTGGACTCCTGATCCGATCTGGGAAGGGGAGGACTGCTATGTCATTGGTGGTGGTCCTTCCTTACGTGGATTTGATTGGGGATTACTCAGAGGACAGAACACGATCGGCTGCAATTCTGCGTTTCTGCTAGGCTCGCATGTTTGCAAGATTGTGATCTTCGGCGATTTCATTTGGTGGGAGAAGATTGGACGCGACTGTCTCCAGGAATACGGGGGTCTGGTCGTGAGCATTCTTCCCCCCTCCAGCAGCCAGGCTGTATCCGAGATCCCTTGGGTACTCTCCATGGATCGTAATGGTGGAGAGGTCTCCAGAGACAAGCTGTGTTGGGCCGATAACGTTGGAGCGGCTGCGTTGAATCTAGCTCTGATACTAGGAGCACGGCGTGTTTTCCTGCTCGGATTCGATATGCAGCTTGGTCCCAAAGACGAGAAGACTGGCAGGGATCCGGGGAGGGCTAATTGGCATGATTGTCGGTGCGAGCCGGCTAGAGCAGAAGCATACCCAAGATTCCTGCGCGGATTCCCGCGTGTTGCAGATTCGATTCGACGTGTGTTTCCGGGTCGAGAGATCTACAACGTCACAGACGGAAGCAGCAAGCTAGACGTGTTTCCCAAGATCACTCTGGGAAGCACTCCAATTGGGGAGGACTAATCATGGAAGAGCAACAGAGCATTGGATCCTTGGTGTGGTTATTTGTAAACAGTCCAGTAGGTCTCACGATTGTTGGATCTGTTTTGGTCTGGATTCTGGGGATGGTGTTCAGGCAGAAACCCACTTGGCAAAAGATCTACGACGAGCACAAGGGTCTACTGGTAGACGCAGTCAAGCACGCAGAGAGAGCGATACCAGACGACACCGAGAACAAGGCAGCAGCCAGGGCAGACGCCGCTCTGAAATTCGTCCTCAAGGTCCAATCCCACCTTGGAGGCAGGCAGAAGGCAGTGAAGGAAGCAATCAATGCAGCTCACAACGTGGTGGAGAGGAAGGAGCGGTAGTGGGTTGGATCTCTCCCATTGTCTTGGCTCTTGTCGCTGTACTGAAGGTGTTCTTCGGCACGGACAAGTTGCAGAAGAGGACTGTAGAGCACCCAGAGCCACATATTGAGGTCACTGGTGGACAGACTGACGTTGAGCGTTTGGCCGATCTTGGTTTGTAGCCTCCTTGTTGGCTGCTCTGGATTCACTCTGGGGCCAACTGTGGAGGAGCGAGCTGTGATTGTCAGGAGTGGGACGGCAATAGAGTGTCTAGAGAATACGGAGGTCAGGGCTCGTGTACTAGCTGGTGACGGAGAGTCCAAGGTGTTCGATCAAGACGTGGGTGGTTGGATCATGATGCACCCGGACCATTGGGAAGCGCTGAAGAGAGAGATCCAAAGATTGCGCGGGACAGGCAAGAGGGAAGAGGGCAATGGCGAGGACCACTAGCACAGCTGTCGAGGGAATCATAGAGGTCGATTCCACGATCTCTCTGACACCATTCATAGAGGTGGCGAACGCTTTGGTCACTGAGCTGTGCTCCGATTCGAGCTACACAGACGCCAGGCTAGAGCTGATTGAGCGTTGGTTGTCAGCCCACTTCTACGCGGTCCGGGATCTACGCACGGCTAGCGAGCGTGCAGGCAAAGTAGGCGCGTCTTATCAGCACAAGGTGGATTTGAATCTAGCCGTGACTGTCTATGGCCAGCAGGCAATGCTGATCGACACAGACGGCAATTTAGCGGCACTGAACGCGAAGGTGGCTCAAGGAGGGGGCCGAACGGTTGGGGTCACGTGGCTTGGTACTGGAGACAGTGAGGGCAACGATGACACTGATTAAGAGTAGTTCATGACGGTAGACGAACTGTGGAAGATTGGGTTTCGCAGCGTACTTGCGGTCTTGGTTGGACTGGTCGCATGGATCGTAAAAGTGACCCTGGGGAATCGTGAGAGATCAGCGATCCAAGAGCAGAAGCTTGCGACTTTGGAGGGGAGGCTCTCAGACTTGGAGGAGGAGCAGGTCAGGAAGGAGGACATTCGAGTACTCCTGAAAGAGGTAATGATCGAGAGGGATAACACGCTGTGTTTGATTGTCAAGCAGGCGGTTACTGAGGGAGTGGCCAATTGTAGGAGACAGCGTAGGGAGGAAATGACAGAGGAGGTGGAGCTAATAGTCCGTCGAATCCTAGAGAGTAGCCATGGCGGCCGCGACTGACAACATAGGAATCGCTGTCAAGACTATGCGTCAGACAGCAGTCTACTGGGCTCCCACAGGATCCCACGACGCTAATGGACAGCCCACGTACGAGACTCCAGAGGAGATCTCGTGCAGGTGGGACGACGTGGCAGAGGAATTCATAACAGCCACTGGATCTAGGGAGCTGTCAAGAGCCCAGCTGATTGTGGACAGGGATCTAGAGGTCACTGGAATGATTCTCCTGGGGACTTTGGGATCTTCGATCGATCAAGCAGACCCCCACGCCAATGTGGGGGCCTGGGAGATCAGGCAGACGGCCAAGACACCCAGTCTGAGAGGCACCAAGTACCTTAGGGAGGCGATTCTCTAATGGCCTCCCTGGTGAAGATTGACGGGGTGAGGGACATTCAGCGGAATTTGTGTAAGGCGGATTCGCGAATTCGCAAGGCTCTTGAGAGAGGAGTGGTCAAAGCTGGTTTGTACATTCAGCGGGAGAGTCAGCGGATTGTTCCCGTGGACACTGGAAATCTCAAAGCGTCTGCATTCACTCGGAAGATCGGCAGCGGAGTGAAATTCGACGTGATTGTGGGGTACACAGCCAGCTACGCAATCTATGTTCACGAGAACATAGAAGAGAAGAACAAGGGAGAGCCCAGACCACGTAGGAGAGGAGTGGATAGAGGCAACTTCTGGGATCCTCCGGGCAGAGGACAATCCAAATTCCTCGAGACTCCTGCTAGAGAAGGCAAGCGAAGGTTGATTCAGATCGTGAGGAAAGAGGCGGAGAGGTTGTGATCACCCATTCTCCAGCTGCAATCATTGCTGACTTCCTGATTGCTGAAGGAGTCTTTACGGATCCCAGTGCTGATTCGAGCTGGCCACTCTTCATAGCTCACGAGCCAAACAGTCCAGACGAATGCGGAACGATCTACACCACCACAGGAGTAGACGACGGGCGGTTAATGACGGGGGTCAATATCCTCCACCATGGGATTCAGATTCGGGTGAGAGGAGACGACTACGACGCAGCGTGGCTGCAGTTGCAGGACGCATTGGATTCTTTGGAGGGACTGAACAACGAATCAGTTGTGATTGATTCCTCAACGTATACGGTGTTCAACACAAGTCAGACTGGACCTGCTATTCCCCTGGGTGTGGAGCCTGGGACCAGGCGCAGGTTCCTATTCACTGCCAATCTTTTGGTCTCCTTGAGGGAGGAATAGCAATGGCGAGGATGGACGACGGATTCGCAACCCTGATCACGTTCGACGAAGATTCGGATGTGCAACTTTGGGAGAAGGAGGTCTCTCCTCCGGGTGTCTCTGGTGGAGGAGCAAACGACACGACCACCATGCAAAACACAGCATGGCGTACCATGTCTCCTAAGCAGCTGAAGACACTCACGCCTAGTAGTTTGGTGGCTGCTTACGATCCAGCCGTGTACGACGAAATCGTCACCATGTGCAATGTCAATCAGCAGATCACGGTAACATTCCCGGACAGCTCCACGTTGGTCTTCTGGGGTTGGATCGACGAGTTCACTCCGAATCGGATCGTGGAAGGAGAGCAACCAACGGCTGAGGTCACAATCGTGCCCAGCAACCAGAATGGGAGTGGAGTAGAGACTGCGCCGTCCTACTCTGCTTAATCAGGAATCCCTGGGGTGGGGGATCCCCTCCCCACCCCAGGGTTGCTATAGGGGAAGGGAAGGACACGCATGGAAGAACTGAGATTTGATCTGGATCGTAAAGAGCTACCGATTGTATTGGAGGGAGCTAGTGAACGCTTGCATTTGGTTCTGCGAGAGCTAACCGGAAAGGATCGAGACAAGTATCTCTCCTCGCTGTCTGGGAGAATGCGATTCGACGCCAGCGGTCAGCCAATCGGCTTAAAGAGCTTTGATGGTCTGCAGTCTGGTCTCCTCTCTCTGTGTCTATACGACGATCAGGGGAATCGGATCAAGCGAAGCTCCATTGAGGAATGGCCAGCAAGCACTCAGACTAGGATCTTCGAAAAGGCCCAAGAGATTAACGCCCTCAATCAAGAGGCTGTGGACCTCGCGGGAAACGACTAAGGGGCGAGAGGGGACAATGGTTCCGTCTCGCCTCTCACTTGGGACTGCCGTTGCAAGAGGTTCAGGCCAAGACCACCTCCTCGGAATTTGTGGAGTGGATTCACTTCTTGGATCTCGAGGTGAATTCATTCCACCGAGAGAATTACTATCTAGCGCAGATTGCAGCAGAGGTGCGCAGAGGACACGTGAAGGATCCAGGCAAGGTTAAGATAGACGATCTGATTCTCAAATTTGAGAATAAGGATCCCAATCTACGAGTAGACGATTTGTCTCCTGATGATCGTATGGCTCGTAGCAAGAGCTTCTGGTTGGCGACTCTTGGCATGAGCGGGAAGGACTGATCATGTTCAAGCTCTCGATAGGAGATCTCTACGTCCGCTTGCTTGGCGACGCGTCCGCATTCAACAAGATGATGGACGGCGCCGAAAGGAAGATGCTTGCCGCAAGTAAGAAGATGGAATCTGTGGGTAAGAAGTTGTTCACCAAGGTTACCTTGCCTTTGGTTGGGATTGGTGGAGCCTCTGTTAAGGCTTTTTCCGATTTCGACGACGCCATGACGAAGTCAGTAGCAATTATGGGTGGTGTGTCCGACGAAATGCGAAAGAAGATGGAGGATACAGCCAAGGAGATCTCAAGCAAGACAACCACTTCTGCCAAGGAATTAGCGGAGGCCTATTACTTCTTGGCGTCTGCTGGAATGGATGCGGAGCAAGCGATAGCAGCGTTAGCGGCTGTGGAGAAGTTTTCGATAGCTGGTGCGTTCGATATGGCCAAGGCCACTGATCTATTGACTGATGCACAATCTACTTTGGGTTTGGCTTCCAAGAATCCTGCTGAGAATCTCAAAAACATGCGCTATGTGTCCGACCAGCTAGTTGGGATCGCATCGACAGCCAATGCGAGTGTTGAGCAGTTCTCTAAGGCAATCGTCACGAAGAGTGGTCCAGCTCTGAAGTATCTAGGCAAGAGTCTGGAAGAAGGGTTAGCGGTCCTTGGGGTGTTTGCCGATCGATCGTACAAAGCTGAGCAGGGAGGTGAGAAGCTAGCTATTGTCCTTCGAGATGTGCGTACTGCTGCACGCAATAATGCAGAGGCTTGGGCTGCTCTGGGGATTCGGGCATTTGACGCCAACGAGAAGATGCTCCCTGTGGCAGACATTGTAGAGGATCTAGATAATCTGTTTAGTGGTCTGACTGATCAGCAGAAGGGAGCGGCACAAGCTCTGCTGGGATTTCAGGACAGATCATTTGACGCACTAGCCACATTGCTGGGGACATCTCAGGCGATTCGGGAGTATCACAAGCAGTTGCTCGGAATGGCTGGCAAAACCGAGGAAGTGGCAAGGGTCCAGCTCTCTTCGTTCAATGCTCAAATGGTACAGGTTTGGAATAACGTGGTGTTGGTAGGGATGAGTATCGGCAAGATCCTAGCTCCTTATGTCCTGAAAATGGGCAAGCTGGTGCAGGAAGCCACATTGTGGTGGTTTGGGTTATCCTCCAGTACTCAGGAGATGATAATCGCATTGGCTGCATTCTTTGCGCTGATTGGACCAGTGCTCATGGTGCTGAGTGGAGCCGTCAAGTTGTTTGGGTTGCTGTACCTGAAGACGATTGCATGGACTGGGGCTATTGCGGTCACTGTGGGTGCTATAGCACTACTGACTGATGTCATTCTTAGAATGACGGACAGCGGGAATCTAGGTTTGATTGAGTTGGTTAACAACTTCCGAATTGGTGGCGATAAGATTTCCACTAGGGTCAAGGTCGCTTGGTTGGAGATCTTCAAGGGATTTGAGTGGATGCGAATCCACACGACGGCTGGGTGGGAGGCTATCGCATACCACGCAATGAATGCCATGGGGTGGTTGTATCGTGGCGTGATGAAGGTTCTCCAGAAGATCACATACGCGTTTGGGTTCGACGAGATTGCTGAGAGCGCACAGAAGGGTATAGATGAGAGTTTGAAGAATAGGGAGGCTCGGACTCTCAAATTCATTGGGAGGATCGGGAGCCTGTACAGGGAGAATGCAAATCTCCAGCAGCAGTATAACCAGGCGATTGCAGAGTCTTACGCGGCAGACGAGCGGGAATTCCTCAAGACCCAGAAGAAGAAGAAGGCAACTGAACTCACAATACCAGAGGTCAAACTACCAGAGATTCCTGGGGCTGCAGCTCCTATGGGGTTTGGAATGCCAGAGATACCTGGATTTGGAATGCCCTCCATTCCCATGCTGGGGGCCGGGACGTCTGGCAGACCCCAAGAATTTGAGCAAATCAGCCTCCGTCGATTTGGGCTATCTGGTCCTGGGGGTTTGAGTACCAAGCCTCCCAAGCAAGAGGTCGAGGCTAAGGGGGTCGAGGACAGAATGGATACGCTAATCGACGTTGTGAAGAACAAACAGAGTGTGGCTGTGTTGGGGTAGGCTATGGCAGCTAGTGCAAAGATTCAGAGGACGGATCTGCTAGAGGCTCAGGAGAGACACGGAGCTATTGTTCGTCTTGTGATGCGGAGTCGTGTTGTTGATCTAACAGACACGACGTACGAAACGCTCATGACAGCCTTGGACGTTTCAGGGATCCCGGCAGCAGGATCTACTCTGACGGGTGCTCCCAATCTGATCCTGACCGAGAGAAACCCAAAGCTCGTTAATAAGGGGGTGGTGGACGTAGATCTGGTCTACGAGCATTTCATGAACGAGGGCCAAGATCTAGACACACCTCTGGGTGGGTTGTCCACTGGTCGGATTTCTGCGAACGTGCAACAGGTCACGTCCAATTTAGACGGGGACGATGTACCGATCACTGTGGAGCACACGTACCCTGCGACAGATCCAGATTGGCCAGGCGAAACAAAGACACAGGGAGGAGAGATTCAGTACTACCAACCGCAGAGGACTATATTTCTGCAGGGAATCAAGGACACGTTCCGGCCGTGGGTGATCGCCAATTCGATCATAGGTAAGGTAAACAGTACCACGTGGTCTGGTGAGGGCCGGCACGAATGGATGTGCACCAATGTCACGTGGACTCTCTACGATCGTGATACGCAGAATCGATACCTCATGACTTTTGAGTTCCAACACAATCCAGACTCGTGGAATCCCACAGCAGTGTTTATCGACGAGCGCACCGGTCGCCCTCCTGTGGATTTGGTAGAGGACGAGGGATACAAATACATTCGCAAGCACGACGCAATCAATTTCGAGCGGGTTATTGGCACTAGAATCCAGGGAGGCTAGTAGTGGATCTGCCGTCCTTTCGTCCCCGCCAATCACTGTTAGCTGAGGATCTGAATAAGATTGTCAATGCTGTGATTCAGAGAGTTGGTGGAGGGAAAGGGATTCAAGCTGCTAACTTCGGTGGGAATGTCCTGGTCTCCAAAAGCTTCGAGAGGAGACCTCCAACTGTGCTGCGTCAAATGGAGATCCAAAGTGTACAGGGGGACTATCTTGTCTGTCGCACTCTAGACGCAAGTGGTACTCAGGGACCTAATGACGTCTACGTCCTCAAGCCATGGACCCTACGCCAGACACCGTTTGACGGGCAGACGGTCAACGGTGTGTCCTACGCATATTCAGACGCCAGCAACCGGACAGCTACAGCAGGAGACGAGGAGGAGGATCAACAGATCACCCAAGATTACTATACTGGGGCTGTGATCTATGTCATGGATTCAGATGCGAGTGTAGAGGTCGTGGCTGGAGTGTTTGCTCGGGTGATCGACGTGAATGTGGACGCGCGAGCGTGGCTCAAGGTACCTGAGGAGTAGCGAGTGGTCACGCCTAAGAGATCGACACTGGGTGTTGGACTGAGATCTCCGCTCGGAGTACTGGACGCGGTAAAGACGATAGATTTCACGTCCTATGGGGACGCCACGATCAGCCTCTTGGGCACGTCCTACGTGAGGCACTACACATGGGACTACTCCTATCCACAGACTTGGGTTCTTGAGTACACGTACTCCCTCACGAATGCCACTTTCCCAATGGGTGGACGTACATACGCGCTGAATCGGATCTTCAATGGAACTGGCTTGGCCATGGGTCGCTACTTTTTGATCTATCCATGGACCAGCTTCAGCGTCAACGACACCATGTCTTCACACCCAGGATTCTATGTGATCCCGGAGTACTGGGGATCTCCCCCTTACTCGGCAGCATTCGCCACCCCAGTGTTTTCCATCCAACCAGGCTATGCCAAAGCTGCAATCGACTTCAGTACCAATGTATCAGTGCCAATGGATGGTGGAGGGATCTGTAACGACACCTATGGAGAGATTTTGTTGGAATACACTCTCAATACGCCCTACACCCCGATTCCTGGAAAGCTGAACAGAATGGATTTCAGTATCGATCTAGCGCTAGCCCCAGGCTCGGCCGGAGTGGCAGAGGCATGAGAGGATCGTTTGTACTAACTCACGTCAAGAGGAGCGGGGAGAGAAAGAGGCACGTATTGGAGAATGCGGCTGTTGGTGAGGGGTTGCATGCAGCTCTTTCTCAGCTCTTGAGCAATGCTGGCAAGATGTATCTCGAGTTTGGGTTGATCGACGACGACGGATACACAGGGATCAGCTACAACGACACTTACTCCAGTCACGCAGGCTGGACCGAGCAGGGGCAACGAGCAGAGTGGGATCCCGGGACCGCTACAGGGGGTGTGATTGCTTCTGACTCTCCGTCTTCCATGGTCTTGACCAGCGGATTGGATATCAAGGGGATTGCTGCATTCGAATTCAGTAACAATGTGCTCTGGTCTACTGCGGTTTTAGCGGATCCGATATCCGCCTCAGCAGGAGACACGATCAACATTGAGTACCAAGTGACATTTGGCCCATGAGTATAATCAATGCGACCGTTGTGAGGCAGGCAGAAGGGACATGGCTCTTCACGTGGGATCCTGGATCGTCTCCCTACTCTGTGTGGCTAGACGGAGAGCTGCTTGAAAGTGGATTGACAGACGAGGAGTACGAGTACACAGGGGCTGTCTACCCTGACGAGGCTCCTCCACTGGAGATCATAGAGAGCGGGGACACGGCAGAGAATGACGAATTCCCTCCGTATCTGCTCCTACAGTGGTGGGGTCTCCAAGACGCCTCTGGCTACATGATAGAGCAGTATGTGAGTGGATCGTGGATTGAGGAAGTCCACATAATGGAGCGAGCGAGAGGGTACTACAGCTGGGCCACTGATCCTCTTGAGGACGGCAGCTCGCACCAATTCAGGATCACTGCAGTCGGCCTCTATGGGAATGAGGGGACCCCGGTGGCATTCACCACTACGATCTGCAGGAATCCAGAGCCGCCAGATGTCGATATTGTGATATCTGGCGGGGACGTTGTGATCAGCGAGGCTTAGACGTGGGTGATGTAGGGAGACAGATTGATGCCTTGGGAATCCTCCTCACAGGAGGAGCGACCAACGCAAATCCGGACTCCAGTCTAGGAGGAGCTGTCTCGTCCACTAGGGTTCGTGGACTCGGTCACATTGTCTCCAATCAAGTACCGTCGATCAGAATAGACAACGTGTTCCCAGCGTGCGGCGAGGGAGATGCTGCACTGGCCGTCGATTCCAGTGACGATCTAGTGTTCACAGAGCCTAGTGGATCTGCAGGTACCCCTGTCACGATTGCGGAGGGCGAGTCCAAGATCGTAGTAGGATCAGATATTAATAAAGCGGTCCGGGTGTACCGTGAGGCTGGATTGGTCCACTACGGTGATTCTGATCTAGAGTTACTCGAGGCTCTCAACGGTGTATTGGCTATGTCCAATGTCTCTAATGCGCAGAGGGTGGCAGGAGTCACGACCTACCGCGCTCTCATGTTCTATGCGCAGGGAGACTATGGTGTGTTGGACATTCGGCTCTGGATGCCTGCTGTGGGTGGTGCTCAGGCTACGTTCTCTTTGGGTCTTGAGACTCCTTCTGGTGGTGCAATCCAATCAATCCCAAACGAGACGACAGCTCCTACTGCTGTCAGCTTCTCGACCCCAGTCAATGAGGGATCCGCTCTGACGATTCCTGTGATCCACCCGGGTGGTTACATGGGTCTCTGGATTCGCAGAGTCTTTCCCGCCGCTGGGACTATGAATCGGAGAGAGGATTTCCAACTGGCCATGAAATACAAAGGAGCGTGACCTATGGCAGGAATACGAGCCGTTGCGCAAACAGCAGAGGTGGCGACTGGGACCGCAAAGAAGACCATTCTGCAGCTTGTGGCTGCCTCCAATCATAGAGTGTTGGTGAAGGAGTTCTCGGTCTCATTCGACGGGGTAGATAACACTGCAGAGCCGATTCTTGTGCAGCTGTTGATCCAATCTGACGCTGGAACTATGTCCTCCCTGACCCCGCAAAAGCTGAATCAGGGGGACGACGAGACCCTGCAAACCACAGCACAACACACAGCTACCGCAGAGCCGACGGGAACTACAGAGATCATGGGTGAACAAGTCCACCCTCAGGGAGGGTATACCTGGCAGGCTCCCTATGGTGGAGAGATCGTGATAAATGGTGGGGACCGATTGGGGTTGGTGACCACGGCTGCGGTCGACGTCAACGCAAAGGCTCGATTTGTATTCGAGGAATAGCCCATGAGTCTAGTTGCTGATCGTGTCAAGGAGACAAGCACCACCACAGGAACAGGCACCTATGATTTGGACGGAGCGGTAACTGGATTCCAGGGATTTGTAGCTGGGATTGGTGACGGCAATCCATGCTACTACTGTGTGGAGGACGGCACTGATTGGGAGGTGGGAATCGGTACCGTCACAGACGCGACCCCTGACACTCTCTCGAGAGACACGATCCTAGCGTCGTCGAATGGGGACGCTGCGGTGAATTGGGGATCGGGAGCTAAACGTGTATTCGTCACGATCCCTGCAGATCAGGCTGTCTCAGGCAGACCACAGACTAGTCACGCTGCCAATTTCGACATTAAGGATTCAGGCTACCACGACAACATAGGGGCTGGTGGGACAATCACAGGGACATTCGCAGACGAGTCTGGGATTGAGGCTGTGGTGGCACGAGTAGACGACTATGAGGTTCGGATTCTCCCACCGAGTGGCAAGCAGATCCTTTGGTCTGGTGGTCGTATGGCTGTGGACGAGTACCTGGCGATCGTATCGGAGGTGGGTGTTTTGAATTGCATTGTGAATCCTGCTGGAGACGTGCAAGTGATCTCCGAATTCGGGGACATACAGGAGCAGACTCCATGAGTGCTAGCGACAAGAGATCTCTTGGAGTGTTTGGGTTGTTTGTGATCCTGGCCATGCTATTGGTTTCATTTGCCCTCGCTGGAGAAAAGACAATCCGCGCGGGCTATGTCGAGGGTAGGGCAACTCCGTCTGGTGTGTCTGACACTTCTGGTGGGACTCTCACCCTCTCTGGTGGGCAGGGGAGAGGGAATGCAGATCCTTCCATGGTCGTGCTGAGAGTGCCCACCAGACAAGCATCTGGTGGCACTCTCCAATCATTGACAGACATAATCACTATGGGAGTTGATCAGGGCGTTTCGATCATAGCGTCAGCCTCGATCAGCGATACTCTCACCGTAGGAGGCACGTCGACTCTCACCGGTCAAGCAACATTCACCGCTGGTTTGATTGATTCGACGCTCACAGCGGGGCGTGTCCCTTACGCGGACACCGACTCGAGCCTGACCGACGCGTCTACGTTCACATTCGACGGCACCAATCTTAGTGTTGTCGGCGCTGGCATCAACTCAGAAATCTTCGGGGCTAGTGCTGCGGCTGCTGGCACAGAGTCGTTTGCCGCAGGTAACTCTGCGAGTGCTGCCGGACAAGACGCGACAGCTGTAGGTCAGGGCAGCAACGCCTCTGCACAGCAGGCTACCTGCATGGGCCAAGATAGCGCAGCGTCAAATACTGGCGCCACGTCCTACGGAGAGACAGCCAGTGCCTCGGGTTCACAGTCGACAGCTATAGGCCAAGCTTCGACCGCCAGCGCAAACCGTGCGGTGGCCTTGGGCCGATATGCCAGAGCCACCACCGGAGCGGGCGCTACGGCATTAGGGGCCACTTCTTGTGCTTCTGCGACAGACGCGATAGCAATCGGGGAATCTGCCGATGCGCTGTACACCGGAGCGATCGCGCTGGGAGCAGACTGCCAAACTGATGCAAATTATCAGTTTGCTGTGAACAACGTAACTGACATGGTTGTTGGTCGTGGCTGTTCAGGTGCGGAGCCTTGGGCGCTCACCATGCGCGTTACGCCTGCTGACAACACAAATACGGATCAAGCAGGTGGGTCCTGGACTCTGATCAGCGGGGCAGGGACCGGAGACGGTACTGCTTCGCAGTTCTTGTTTCAGACGCCTAATCTAGTCGGGTCAGGTACAGCTTCTCAGACTGTTTCAACTCGCCTGACGATTGACGCAACCGGTATAGACGTCGAAGGCAACGCTGTACTTGATCGCCTCGAGTGGTTTGAGGTGTCTACCGCTGGGGTTGGCGCTCCCAATGTGCTTGTCGACGAGTCCAGCAAAGTGATCATTAACACCGGAGCCACGGCAGAAGCTTACAACACGCTCCCCAGCGCGGCGGCTGGATTGATCTACGCATTCGTCTGCAACGACGACGACGGCATACGCGTTACTGCTGCGGCGGGAGACACGATTAGATTGGGGGATTCTGAAACAGCAGCGGCGGGTTATATCGCCTGTGTCAACACGGGCTCCACGGTGCACCTACTTGCGATCGACAGTGACACATGGTTTGCGATCGGGAGTGGGGACAACTTCACACATTGGTCTGTAGACGGATCACATTCTGGTTACGGGGCTGCGGCTCAAACTTACATATCTGCAAGCGCCAGCATTGACGCCTCGGGAGGAGATACGGTCGTAGGTGGTACGTGGTCTCTCTCTGACGCGTCTTGTGGATTCACGAACGACAACGGCACGCTCACGTACACTGGTGTAGCTGACGGTTGTTTTCTTGTGAATATGTCAGTGAGCGCCGATATCGACGGAGCAGGAGACGCCGGTCAGTACGACTTCAAAGTCTTCCATAATGGCACGGAACTGACGGGGTCTAAGGCAATTCAATACTACACGGCTGCTGCGCAGTCTCACCCGGCCAGCGTTTCGATATTCGTCGAGCTGTCTACTGACGACACGTTGCGGGCATATGTTGATGGGAGCGCAGCAGGAACCGGGAATATTACTGTCACCACGGCTTGTTTGGCTGTGTCAGCACTAGAGTGAGAGAGGAATCATGTCTGAATCGGGGAAAGCTAGCAATCTTCAGGCGGCTCTCATGATCGCTGGTTTCGTGATCCTGTTTGTCATGGCAGCGGGGGCTTTGTATAGAGCGAATCCAAAACCGCTCCACGCTCCGGCTTCCACGCCAGTTCCTCAATTGATGCCGACTACAGAGATCGCTGAAGGTATCCACAATCTGCGAGTGCAGGGTGGGTGGGTCGTATTCTCGGACCGCTGGGGTGTGTTCGTTCCTTCTCAAATCGCACCAGTACAGACGAGGTGAATCATGATCGTAGAAGTTTCCAGTTTGAGTGCCGATAAGCAAGACGCCATTCAAGAGTTGTCAGACAAGATCCGAATGTGGGACGGAGTAGCGAGGGACTTGACTCGGGCGCAGGATCAGTTGACCGAGGTTCAAGCACGCGCTGCTGCCGCGCGTGCTGGCATTGAGAGTGTTCTTGCATTCTTCGGGATCACCACTGGCTCCGTCACGTCGTTCTCTGCGACGTTCAGCGGCGAAACTGTTTTGGAGATTCGAATCAACGAGTGACAACAGGCTGATTCATGCTTGGGCACAGTGCGATTTCCGAGACTCCGATTTCAGCTCTCCCTATTGTGGGGTCGGTTCTGCCGTCGTTCCGCCGCAGGGTCCTTGGGAGTCGCACTGTACACCCCAGCATGTATCACGGGGGCAGTGGAGTCATTAGATCTGGAGGCAAGCCACCTCCATGGGTCGAATTCTCACAGACGTATCAGCAAGGATTCAGGATAGCGGATAGCGCATACGATCTATATGAGTTGTATGTGGGAGAGGACGCTACAGTTGATTTCGACGCCAGCGGTCAGCCAGTGCAGACGTCCTCTTCCCTGCCGTTCTCTTGGACTCCTACTCCTCCGGGATCGGGATCCAAGACACTGCACATAGTAGTGCGGAAACGGAATGCATACAATCTTGTCTCCCTCAACGTGTACGAGACAATCAAGGTTATCAATGCTCTGTCTGCAGAGGTCCCTGGACCTGTGAGCGATCCATACGACGTGGCCGTCTATGACGGAGACTTGGGCTACGTCCAGGTAATGGCTAAGTACTGCTCGACTGAGGACGGTAGTTATCCAGCTGACACGTGGGAGATCTACGTCAAGGAGGGTGCTGATCCAGTAGCAGGAGTAGATACTCCAGACTACGACGAATCCATGGTGTTCTTGGGGCACGAATCAGGAGTGTCCCAAGCGATAGGACCATTCACCCCTGGTGCTGTAGTTCATGTGCTGGTGGTCGCTAAGAGGTCGTCAGATTCCGAGAGGGGTGAAGCTTCGATCGAATTACACACCCTTGCCATTTCTCTAGATCTGGACGAGGGACTCATGTTTGGGGGTGGGATGCATGAGCAGAGATAAGATCGAGTGGTCTTGGATTCCAGACAGCACTGATTGGCCAATCACTGTATCCTACTTCACCAATGCGTTCTACCAGCGGGATGCGTTCGAGTTGGCTCGGTCTTGTCGCATGTTCCAATTGCCTTACTTGATCCAAGAGGTCCCAGATCTTGGTGGCTGGAGGGAGAACACCAATCACAAACCAACGTGGCTGATGCAAATCCATGAGAGGTTGCCAGACAGACCAATTGTGTGGCTAGATGCAGATGGTAGATTTCGTCAGCTCCCTAGCCTTCTCCTAATCTTGCACGAGGGAATTGCATACCACACGTGGGCCGGTCGCAAGCCTGCGTCCGGTACTGTGTGGTTTGGATCTAATGGGCGTTTGGATTTACTTGAGGAGTGGGAGAGGGAGGTTCGACAGTACCCGAAGGACACAGACCAAGTCTGTCTTGGACGAGTGGTAGACCACCTCGAGATTCCGCATACGGAGCTGCCAGAGTCCTACTGCTGGGTGTTTGACGTGGAGGGGTGTGACCTAGCGATCCTCCCTGTGGTCGAGCACATGCAAGCGTCTCGCTGGACTCATAGGAGAGTCCCAGCAATCCGATCCAGCAGGCTAAATAGAGATCCCGTGCCAAAAGGGAAGAACAAACACAGGAGGAATGGCTAGTGGGACGTCAAAAGACGAGCAGACGCCAGGAATGGCGAATGTCAATGCAGCAGTGGCTCTTGTGTCTGTTGGGAATCAAAGACGACGGGCCTTTGGTTCTGGATCTCGGCACAGAGTATGGGCACACAGGAGAGTCCATTCGTGGATTCCTCCCGTCCTCGCACATTGTGGGGGTCGAGGTTCACGAGCCCACTCTGCAGGCTTGCCGAGAGGATCGAGGGCACGTCTACAACAATCTCGTTCTGTGTGACGCCTTGAAATTTCTCAGAAAGACAGAGCGCAAGTGGGATGCAATCATTGCGGCTGAATTGATCGAGCATCTAACCAAGGAGGACGGGAAGCGTTTGTGCACTCTCGTGACGAAGAGATCAAAAGCAGCGATCCTCACGTCTCCAATTGGATTCGCTCCTCAGGGACAGATCGAGAACAATCCACACCAAGAGCACATATCGGGGTGGGTTCCCGAGGAGCTTGAGAAGTTAGGATTCAAGTCATTTGCTCAAGTCTATTTCGGGTACACGTTAGGTGTCTACTACTGGAGCGAGAAACCAATATGACCAGGATCGCAGCAGGATTCCACGTCCGAGACGACGATTGGATCCTCCCTCGCAAGCTAGACGCTCTTCGATTTTGTGATCGTGTTGTGGTTTTGATCGACGACAGATCTCCAGTAGCACCCACAGCCAAGATCTGCCAAGCCTATCCCAACGTGATCACCAGGGTTCACAAAAACACGCAGGACCTTCCGGACCTAGGACCAGACGGACCGATTTGTGAGGAAGGTAGAATGCGTCAAGAGACGTGGGATCTCTTGGCAGAGAGCAATCCAGATTGGGTGATTCTAGGGGACGCCGACGAGATCCCTACTCCAGACGTGGTGGAATTCCTGGCCGATCCTCCAGACGTCGACTTGGTGTATCTAGACGTTGTCCAACTCTATCAGAGCAGTCGCCACTACATTGGTGGTCCTGATTGTTTGTGGTCTCATGAGCACCCAGGATCGAACAAAAAAGGAGCCTTGATCCACTTCGATCCTGCTGTGCACAGGGACGGGGGCTATCGGTATGACGAGCGTATGCAGAGGCACTGCAGACTAGAGCCCAGTCCAACGCACAAAGCAAGAGCTGTTGTGAATCCACGGCGCATTCATGTTGATCAACCAAAACTGATTCACTGGAAGTGGGTCAACTGGGATCGCTGGCAAGGATCATTCCAAGCTGAGCTGCCAAAGTACCAGAGGCTGTGGGAGGGAATGACACTGAAGAATACCCCGGAGGATTGGTTGTGGGACTGATCTCGTTCCTTCACGTACCGAGGACTGGAGGCTGGTCTGTTGCTCGTGGTGTAGTTTCTGCGCTGGGAGAGGAGCGAGCGGTCCATGTGACGACTTGGAAGGAGGGAAATCTCTCCGTCTACAGGCGTGTGGGCGAGGACCCTAGGATTCTTTGGGTTGGTGGTCACTACTCGTGGGGAGAATTTGGCAGACCCACACGGTGGGTGACAGTACTTCGGGATCCTGTTGACCGCGTGCTGAGTTGCTACTCCTATTATCGATCCCGTACTCCCGAATTGTCTATCGGGAGAGCTGCTCAGATCATGCCAATTCAAGACTGGGTCAGGGTGAGATGGCCCCAGATTACCAATGTGGTGACCTCCATGCTGAGTGGTGGGTCTGGAGATCTGCAAACAGCTCTAAGGAATCTAGAGGCGTGTGAGTTGGTAGGAACCACACCAGAGCTTGGGAATTTCATGGAGTCTCTTGGATCCATGCTTGGTGTGGAGATCGAGCAGACCCACGCCAACCATGCTCCTGGGATCAGGAGAGAGCGAGCGGAACCAGAGTTAGTGGATTTAATAGAGGGAATCAATCAAGACGATATGGAACTGTGGAGATTTCTGGAAGGGCGGAAAATGCGAGACGAGAGGACGTGGAAAGACATTCGTGGCCACTTTGATTTTGCTGATCTCTACGACCGGATAGTGCACGAGGCAAGGAATGGGGACGTCTTTGTAGAGCTGGGGGCTTGGTTGGGGAAGTCTCTAGCGTACTTTGCGCAGCGAGTGAAGGAGAGCGGAAAGCAGATCACAATCTACGGTGTCGACACGTTCCAGTGGTCCTCCAGAGAGGAGCTAGAGTCGAATCTTCGGAGCTGTGGTGTCCTCCACATGGTGCATGTTGTTCAGTCAGACTCGGCGGAATTTGCTGCAAGATTCTCTGACGGTATGATCGACTTTGCGTTTATTGACGCTGATCATTCCTACGAGGCTGTACGTCGTGACATTCTAGCGTGGTTGCCTAAAATGCGAGACGGAGGAACTCTAGCAGGACATGACCGACAGAGAGAGAGCGTGCACACAGCTGTACACGAGATCTTTGGTCGCGTGAATCCTTATGGTCCCTCCTCCTGGGTGGAGGTCCTCTAGTATGGCTCTGATTGTCTGCTCTCAGCCAAAGGCTGGGACTTACTTCTTGGCTCCTCTACTGGCTGAATTGGGAATCCCATGGAGCAGGATTCATGTGACTCCCACTGGGTACATAGACCATTCCAAATCCACGCCTCAGGAGATTCGAGCTGGAGGAACCCTTGAACTGTGTCCTCTTGGCAAGACACTGCAGAAGCTAGGGCAGAGAGTGGCACAGGGTCATTTGGGTCCATGCGAGGACCTACTGCGCCACAAGGTGGTGGTGATTGTCCGCAATGGCCGATCTAGATTGCGGTCCCGAATTCAGATGGCAGGGGTTGGTGCGTTTCGGTTTCTTGAATCTCCCAGCGCTGATTTGTTCGTCCAGCAGTCCAAAGCAGTAGCAGAGTGGTGGACGTCAGATCACCCAGTAGCTAGATTCAAATTCGAGGACATGTTGCCTGCTATGACCCTCCATGTCCTTGACGATCTAGCTATGATCACGGGTCGGTCGCTAAAGGACGTCATGGCTGCATACCACAATGTGGTTGGGAAAGACTACGGAACTCTGAATCCTGATCAGTCCCACCACGGGGTGCTCCAGCCCACCACCGAATTGTGGTATCAAAAGCATCTAGCAGAGCTGGATCGATTCTTGGGTTACTCTCCTGAGGCTGGGAGACTGGTGTGATCTCGACTGAGGATCTACTTGCGGATCTCCCTCGACCAATAGCTGTGGTGGGGAATGGATCCGTGGACCTCAAGGGGGAGGAGATCGACAGTCATGCATCTGTGATTCGAATCAACAACTATCGAATCCTGGGATACGAGAATTGGGTAGGGTCTAAGATCGGAGTTTGGTGTGTGAATTGTTGGTGGGATCTAGAGAATCGGACCCCCTCTGTCCCTGTATGCACTCCCTTCCATGCAGAGGACGACTCCGGCAGGATTTTACGGTGGGAGGCTCGTTATGGAGTCGATTTGATCAAACCGGAGCGTCGGTGGTCTGAGGAGGTGCGAGGGATCAAAGCCAAGAAGCCCAGCACTGGTCTCCTCCTCCTGTTTGCACTGGACTCGCTAGGGATTCCAGCGGACGCCTATGGTTTCGACGGGCTAGTGGCTGGTCACTATTGGGACAGAGCACATAAGCACGACCACCCAGAGGAGCGGAGCGCTCTTGATTCTCTGACCCTGATAAATTACAGGTGAGGTGCGGGGCTGCTTGTCCTTCCCACTCCTTCTTGCGCAGCCCCGCACCTCTTTCTTTGTCTGTCTGAGACAGACAACAAGCGCTAGTCCCCGACGAACAGTAGATTTTCCACCAACGGGCTCCCCTTGATGTTTGTCGTCACCTTGTAGAGATACCCTCCTCGCGAAGGAGTGTCTATCCTAGCCCTCGTTGTTACGCAGATACCCAGGCGATTCTCGTCTGTATCTGGTCCTTCGTCCTTCAGTATTGCATTGCTCTCGACGAATTCCCAGAAACGTGTCTTCTTGGTCATTTTACTCTCTCATAGTGTCTCGAATGATCTTGCTGCCACTATCTTTACATCTCTTGGTATCTTACAATTTCCCCCTCTGCAATTTGCGGATCCGTTTGCGGATCTTGGATTTGTCTGTCTCCCCCCAACCGGAGTAGAGACGCCAGAGCGCCAAGAAGATCTCTCTCTGGGTGGCTCTCTTGGATCGGAGCCGATCCATTAGACGCCTGGCTTGGATCCTCCTGCTTCGTGCTATTCGTGCACCCCAAGTAGGCCACCAGTCCTCTTCTGCGCACTCGTGACAGAGGAATTTGATCTCCTCCTCTGCCGCGTCGTCTAACGAGAAGAAGATCTCGCGGAACTCGCCACAGTGGGAGCACTCAGAGTAGAGAGGATCATGTGCCTTGTGCCGTAGTCTCTTTTTGATTCTCACAAGCCCTCCTGTAGTGCTGCGTTCAGGTTCTCTCCAGCCTCTCTCCCTAAATCGGTGAGGTAGATCTTCCCGCCGAATGCCCGGGCCAACCCACCTCGGAGGAGCACAAACTCAGCTCGCTCGTAGCGGGTAATGCTGTGGTCTAGAGCTAGGTACAGGAGTACCTTTGGCGATTCTCCCCCTGTTTCCGCCAGCGCGGATAGGATTGCCATTACGTCTAGTCTGATTTGATCCACAATTACTCCGATCTACTGATCGCCCACTTCCCTGGGCCCAGGGAGCACGATTCCTGGACCCAGGGAGTGGACTGAGATTTAGATTCTCCTAGCGCAGACAGGACCGATTCCAGCTGCTATTGATTCCGGGGTAGTGAGGAGACGATTGCAGATCCAGCAGTTGCCCGATCGGATCGCATAGGATTTGCCTGCCTTCTTGGGGTCTCCTCGGATTGTGTCCCAGTCCTGTTGATACTCGTCTGATTGGTGTTGCCACCGACGCCAGACGTAGAGTCTGGATCCTCGCGCGAATCCGAATCCCTGGTAGTCTGACGTGTTCTCCGGTCCGGTCAGGATTGAGAGAATCCGGCCGCCTGGTGCGAATCTGGCGTCCTGTGCTTGGGTGCGGAGTCGATACGTCCTCCGGCTCCCGTCCTCTCGGACTACTGTGTAGTAGCCGTCCGGTACCTCTGGTTCTTGCGTCTGCTCCTGCGTCTGCTCCTGCGTCTGCTCCTGCGTCTGCTCCTGCGTCTGCGTCTGCTCAGGATCTGGTCTGGGTTGAATCTCGCCGTCTGGTCGGAGGGAGAGACCGAGCTGATCTAGTAGAGGGAGGACCGAGAATTGAGCAGCATTCGGGGTCGCCTCGGAGTCCAGACCGTAGCGCTCTCCGGCCCCGCGCCACCAGCGGATTTGGCCTGCCGAGCAGCTCCAGGTCTTAGCCGCAGAGGTCCGGTGTCCTTTTGGACTCTCGACCTCTGCTCGAGTCCAGTCCCCGTACCGGTCGCGACCGGATAGGTGGACGCGAATCTCTCGGGTCGCGCAGATTGCTCGATCGGAGGTGGGGTCGAGGATCACTACACGCTCGTGGCCGCAGCCACCGTTGCGCGAAGGTTGCCACAGGGACCACATTGTGGCTGTGACGCCGCCACTCAGGGGCAGCTCGATCGGTCGGGCACGCGAGAGGCCCTTGATCAGCCCAGCGCGGGCACCGCGACAGCTCGCGCGACCGAACGCCTCCTGCGCCTGGCGGATAGCTTCCCGAGGCAGAGCCCCCTCCAGCAGGTATCCGTGACGTTCGAGATTCCGATTCACCCCGAGATATTCCGGTTGGACCGGTCCTGGTCGCGTGATTCTGCCACACTTTTGAATCCACGCGACGGGAGAGAGAGTGCTAGAGGCGTCTACCCACCTCCTCAGGTAAGGTAGGTCGACTCCCTCTCCTAGCACCTTGACACTCGCCAGCACTGATCCTCCCGTCGCGTGGGCCTTGAAAATCTTTGCTCTCTCTGCTGCTGGAGTGGTTCCCAGGACCACGTGGGCGGGGACCGAGATCTCTCGGAGGGCTGCAGCGGTGGCCACCGCTGCCTCCACAGAGTTGAGCGTCACGCAGGTGGGCTTGGAGAGATCGAGTCCTGCGATCAGCTCGGCGAGAGGTCGAGCAGACGCCAGCTCGACCTCTCCCGAGTCGATCTCCCCACGACGGATTGGGCACTGATCGTCGTCGATTAGTGGTTCCACGCGCCACTCGGGCAGGGCCCAAGCACCGATATCTCGGGCTTGCGGGATCGTGAGGATTGTCCGGGGCGAGCCCCAGAAGGCACGCAGTCGCTCACTCTCCTCCGGCGATCCCCGATAGGGGGTGGCAGTCCAGCCGATCCAGACAGTAGTGTCGGGACAGAGAGCTGCCAACCCACCACCCGCCACGGTCTCGCGGACTGCGTGGTGAGCCTCGTCCACGATCAGTACTGAGGGTGGAGGTATGGATCCCTTCTGCAGCCGATTCCGCAGCCGGACTGGGGTCGTGCAGCGGATCTGCTCTCCCAGTTTGGCTAGCTGGGTCGCGGACCCTGCGAGATCCTCTGGCCTCGCACCGCAGCGCTCGAGATAGCCTCGTAGGACCTCGAGGGAGGGGGTGACGATCCAGGCGTCGTCGCCTCGCGTCAGGAGGGCGCGGAGGAGGCCCAGCTGGGCTGTCCCCTTCCCAGTGCCGGTCGGGAGGGCTACCAGGACACGCGATCCTGGAGGGGCTGCGATCCCTAGAGAGACTGCCTCCTCCTGGTACGGCCGTAGGGTCTGATTCCAGTTGGTGAGGGAGATCATGGCCATGCTACCCCCTCTCTCTGCGAGGCCTCGCGCCCTCGGCGGATCGTCTCGGCCTCCTCCCCGGTCAGCACGTACAGGATCCACCCGGGTCCGCCCAGGTCCGCGCGACTGACGCAGGCGCCGTCGATCGCGGCGCCGCAGAGGGTGGTGCGGCGGAGATCGGCGCCACTGAGATCGGCGCGGCGGAGGTCGGCGTCCTGGAGGACAGCACCACTGAGGCCGGCGCCCCGGAGGCCGGCGCCCCAGAGGTCGGCGCCGCAGAGGTTGGCGTCGCGGAGGTCGGCGCCACTGAGATCGGCGTCCTGGAGGTCAGTGCTGCAGAGGACAGCGCGGCGGAGGACGGCGCCCCGGAGGTCGGTGTGGCAGAGGTCGGCGCCTTGGAGGTCGGCGTTGGTGAGGACAGCGCCGTCAATCGCGGCGCCGCTAAGGGCAGCGCCGCGGAGGTCAGCGCCCTGGAGGTCGGCGTCGGCGAGGTTGGCGTCCTGGAGGACGGCGCCCCGGAGGACGGCGCAGCGGAGGTCGGCGCCCCGGAGGTCGGTGTGGCGGAGGTCGGCGTCTTGGAGATCGGCGCGCACCCCACCCTCCTGCCCCCCTAGCCAGAGCCCGTGGAGCCGGAGTATCTCGGCGAGTTGATCGCGTGAGATCGCAGTCATGCTACCCCCTCTCTCTGCGAGGCCTCGCGCCCTCGGCGGACCAACTCCCATTCCGCGTCTGTCAACGCAGAAAGAATCCACCCCGGTCCGCCCACGTCCGCACGATCGACTATTACTCCGTCGATCGTGGCGCCGCAGAGGGTGGTGCGGCGGAGGTCGGCGCAGTGGAGGTTAGCGCCTTGGAGGTCGGCTCCCCGGAGATCGGCGCCGGTGAGGCAGGCGTGACGGAGGTCGGTGTCGCGGAGGTCGGCGCCGCAGAGGTCGGCGCCGAAGAGGGTGGTGCGGCGGAGGTCGGCGCCTTGGAGGTCGGCGTCCTGAAGATCGGCGTGACTGAGGTCGGCGTCCTGAAGATCGGCGTGACTGAGGTCGGCGCCGCTGAGGTCGGCGCGCACCCCACCCTCCAACCCTCTCAGCCAGAGCCCGTGGAGCCGGAGTATCTCGGCGAGTTGCTCGCTGCTGTAGGTAGCCACGTTACTCCTCCTCTCTTCGTGATAGGCTGTCTATCGCGAGCCGCAGCCACGAGACTGTTTGGCGGGCCTCTAGATACCGGCCTCGGAGGATCCCGTAGGTCACGGATCGTCGAGGTGGATCTATCCGACCCCAATTAGCGTAGCAGATCTCGGCCCGGTCTCGGGCCTGGCGGTAGAGTTCTGTGAGTAGTCGCAGTTGATCCTCGTCCTCGTCCTCGTCCTCGTCCTCGTCCTCGTCCTCGTCCTGTGAGCTGGCCACGCTCTGGATTGTGAGAGCCTCGAGCGCTCGCGGAGTCATGATTCGGTAGGTGCGATGCTCTTCGCCGTGGTCGTCCGCGTCCGGATAGACCAGGACGTCGACCCCCGCGACAGTCTCGCCGTCGTCGCCGGGAGCCACGTTGTTGTCCCAATCGTAGCCTTCTTCCAGCTCCGCGACTCGCAAGCCGGAGATGTCCAGCAAGACCTCTGCAACCGGGCCGGAGTAGCAGGCGTAGTGCAGAGCGGTCCGCTCGTCGTCAGTATAGCATTGCCTAACGTGAGGCCGATATCGCGTGTGGGCTCCGTGCCAAAGTCTGAGTAGCGTCATTGTCGTGCTCCTTTTGTTGTCGACAAGAGTAGTATGGCAATTGCCGTGGCCTTCGACAAGGGTGAATTTTAAAATATTTTAGAAAGCTAAGCTATGATCTGATAAGCACTTAGGAAAGGTCGATCACTCGACCAATCCGCAGTCCCTCGTCGTGGAGTACCATTACTATCTGCACCCGCAAATCCCTACTGAGCTGCTCGAGCAGGGATCGGATCCGATCCTGGTGCCCCGTCGAGAGGAATCGCAGGGGCTCGTCGAGGATCAGCACGCGAGATCGATCCCGCGCAAGTAGCAGGCAGGACAGACGGAGCGCCAGAGCAGCGATATCCACGACCCCTCCGCCGGCAGCGGACAGAGGATCCACCTCCAAT